CGAATGTAGATAGGTACGATGTCAAAGCTGATAGTCTCTTTACATCTTGTATGAATGATACAGCACCACTCATGTTGTTGTTACGTGCCGTACTAATCAGTACGTCTAAGCTATCCTTGCCTGTCTTGAAACCGTTAGCGTTGACCCATGACTTGTCTCTAGGTGACAACTTGAAGCCAGCTACAACACCTGTGCTGTTGAGTAGGTAACCCTTAGCGTCACAGTTAGTACAACCACTAGGCTTCTTAAAGTCTTTACCATCTTTCTTAGTTTTAAATACTTTACCCTTACCTCTACAAGTTAAACATATACTAGCCTTAGTCTTACTTATGATACTACTGTAAGTATTTAGTGTATCTTTAAACTCTTCAGGTGAGACTGATTCAAATGTAGTCACCCAAGTTTTCTTATCAAGGGGGGTGCGACTAAATAGCACCTTAGACATCTGCTCACCACTGTTGAGATTGATTGGTGTGTCACCCATTAGCTCATGTACTGTGCGGTTAAGTCGTGTCTCTATCTGTGCTTTCTCTTCTTCAAACTCTTTACGCACATCGTTGAGTACATCAGTGTCGATCTTGATACCTGTCATGTACATACGAGTCAGTGTCTTACATACCTTGAAGGTAATGTCTCTGATGTTGTGTAAGCTCTCACTCTCTGCTGTGTTGTAGTCTTTCTCTATGCTGTGGTATAATGACGCAGTGGCATTTAGATCACACTCTAGATAGAAGCTGAGTTCTTTGAGGGGTATCTCATTAGTGTTGTACCCATCCTTGAAGTACGCCTTCAGTGTGTCATCCTTCTGATGTTCTAACTCACGATACTCAACGCAAGCCGATAGACTGAGTGGTCTCTTCTGTCCACGTAACAGTACGTACTCAGCTAACATCGTGTCATATATGTCACCATCATACTTGAAACCACTAGCCCACAGCCACATCAAGTCATGCTGTGCGTTGTGCATAACTAACAGTGTAGCTCTATCTAGTACAGCTTGTAGCTGTCGTGACCTGTCACCCGATATGTCTTGGTACTCAACGTGATCAAACGTCATGATGTACTTCTCATCAGGGTTGTCTAAGTTCTGTACCCCTACCTGTGTTAATGTATTAGTAGGTTCAAAGGGATCTAGATGTGTCTTACCTCCTCGTTTAGTTACTGTGTTCTCTACGTCTAGTACCAGTCTCATTATTAGAATAACTCCTTTTGTATAGGGGGATCTAAAAGATAACCATCCCATCCCCATTGTGATTTTAAATACTTTATAACTTCTTTAAAGTCTTCATCTGGATATGAACTCCTACCTAAGTTGGCAAGCCTTGAACATATAACAACAGAACCTTTTGTGTAGTCCGTTTCTAATCTATCTACACTCATAGATAAAGGATGAAAGGATTCCATTATCCATGCAGGATTTAACTCAACATCAAACCAATGGCACTTACATTTTTGTACATCATAAAACATATGCATCAAGTACTCTGCTGTAAGATTAACTTCCTTTGTGTTTACCCTACCGTAATCAAGTGAACTATCTACACGAGTAGGTGAAGGTCTCGTTGCATTTGTAATAACATTTTTAAGAAGCTTCTTGAAGGGTTCTATCCTATCCATTATTAGTATCCTTTTATGCTGAGTATCTAGCTGTGTCACCATCTAACTCAACTGTTACTCTACCGTGCCACCCACCTTGTAACTTATTCTTAGAAACAATCAAGTGTCTCTCAGGATCTTTCTCTCCACTGTCGAAGTCATCCCTGTTCTTACTGATGAGTATCATTAGGTCTGTCTCTGCCGCCTTGCCTGTCTTACTACCCTCAAGCATTGACTGGTCTACGTTGACTACATTCTGTGCTGACGCTGATAGCTGAGACATATAGAAGATAGCACAGCCGTACTGTTTAGCTATGTTACGTGCATAGATTGCCGCATCCTTTAAGTACACATCAGACTTGTCACTAGTACGTTGGGCAAACTTATCACCCATGTCTAGTACAACTATGTCTGGCTTGTACCCTTTGATGACAGCCTCGACCCACTCCATAGTCTTACCTGTTGTGTCCTTCAAGACTAACTGTTGGAGTACAGGGTTGTACTTCTGTGCCGCCTTCAATGGGTTAGCTACTATCTGTTTGCTTGTCATACCTGTTGCCGCATTCATGTATCGCTCACCTACCCTGTCGTATGATTCCTCATTGACTAGCACCATACACTTAGCACCTTGATTAGCGAACCCATTCTCTGAGGCTATGAGTGAGGCGTGGAAGGATGTCTTACCTGTATTAGGTCTAGCACCTACCATGATCAAGTGACCACCACTCACGCCCTCTATCCTACGAGCAAGGCTAGGGATATTAAACTTCCACTGTGCTTGTGTCTTACCTAGCTTCAGTAGTGTATCCATACTTATGTCATCCCAGTCTACCTTTAAGTTAGGCATGAAGTCATCTTGATAGCTAGAGATTATGTTACGTAACGCTTCCATGCTGTGCAACTTACCGTTGACGTAATCAATACCTATGTTAGCTACCTCTTCACCTACTACCCTCTGGAATAACTTGGACAACACATCGGAAGCTACGTCCTTACTTAAGGCTGTCTCTCTGTCTATCTTCTTGAACAGATCTCTGAAGACTTCCTTGTTAGCTGTAGTAAGTGTGCCGTTGTTAGCGAAGAACAAAGCCTCAAGTGTAGCTGGTGTAACTGATTGCTCATACTTTTCCATAGCGTACTCTAGTGTCTGCTTTATCTTACGTAAATCTTTAGTGAATAACTTATCGGGAAACCTTATACCCTTATGGTCTTCATAGAAATCCTTATCCATCATAGTTTTTATTAGTGCAAGTTCATGCATCATGTTGTGTACTCCTTCAATTTTATTAAGTCCTCTTCTGTTTTATATTTTATGTCGTCTTGTAGCATCATTGCCATAGTCTCAATCCCTGTCCACGATTGTATTTCTTTTCGATACTCAATACTTTTGTGAGTAGCATCAGGGTCTAGTGCAACTATAATTCTAGTGTAGTCCTGTAAGTATTCCATATGTGTGTGATTAATATTTGTACCTAAGATAGCTATACCTGTGACATTTGGACACACCTTAGATACAATGATAGCACTGATAACATCCTCTACTATTACAGCTACGCCATTAGGTTCACCCATACACCTACTGAATACAGTAGCGTTACCAGTATACCTGAGCCACTTAGGTACAGAGCCATTGAGTGACCTACCTATAGCATCTATAACTTTATGCTTATCTCGTATGAGAAACACAACACGCTCATCCTTAACGTCATACATTACATCTAAGTATTCATTCTCTAAGCCCCACCTAGATACAAATCTATGGTAGTTAGTCTGAGAAGGCTCAGGGTATGTGATGTACTCAGGTACATTGAATGTCGGTATCGACACAGGCTTAGTCTCTTTTAGGTTAGATAACCTAGTAGCTATCTCTTCGGTAGTTAAGTTGATGGGTACAAATCCCGGCTTGAGTGAGCAACTTAGTTTGTAACAGTTGTACAACACAGCACTATCAATTTTTGTAGCCGTAAAAGAATTGCTACCATTACAGATAGGACAATCAGACCTGACCCCTACACCATCGGATAAGTCTAGGTCTTCAATGTATTCCTTAATGTTTATCGTCATTATTAAATCTCCTTTCTAGTGCAGTACTAGCACCGCTGTATGTGTTAACAAGATAAGGCTTAACACTTTGAGGTGACTGGTGACCTGATACTTGCATGATACCAACCAAGTCAACCCCTGCTTCAACCATTTCAGTTATAGCTGTACGCCTAAGATCCCTTGCTTGTAACTCTTTAGGTAGATTAGCTTCGTCCTTTACCTCATTGATAAGTATATGTATTTCATCAATCGTATAGTGTGAGTAAGCCCCTGCCTTAGTTTCAGTGCGAGGTGCTACGTAGTCTTGGAAGTCAAAGTCTTCCTTCTGTTGTGCAAGCATCTTAATTAGATTGTCACTGATAGGTAAGTGTACATCCACGCCACGCTTACTTTGCTCTAAGTCCATACGTTTTTTATCGAAGCTAATGGAGTCCCATTTTAGTGTACGCATATCACCTACACGTTGACCCCACTCGTAAGACATATGAACTATCAACCCTATGCTACGCCACCTAAAGTTATTGTAAGCTGTATCTAAGAATAGCTTTACTTGTTCGGGTTGCCACATCACCTTGCGAGGCTTTGATTTAACCTTCTTAACTAATGCCATCGGGTTGTGAGGTATAGCTTCATGCTTAATAGAATAGTTTAATATTATACTAACACAGGTAGATATATAGTTGGCGGCACGTATGCCTGAGTTAGCTAACCAATACTCATACGCTACAGTTAGATACTTATAGCGTACATCTTTTAGTTTTAAATTACCTAACATAAGATTGTCTGATACTTTAGTTGCACAAGCCTTAGTTAAGTTACTGCCGTAATCCTTCTGACTCTTGTACTTAAGAGAACAGAATGATGGGCTACCCCTATAAGAGTTACACGCTTGAGCGAAGGTTGATGTAGATTTAATCTGAATACTCATTACTTCACCACTCTTAGATGTGACCTATCTTTCTTAGCTGGTACTCTATCTTTAAAGGAGTTCTTTATTATCTCCACTGATGCATCAGCCATAGCACATACCAATCGTACTGTCTCAACACGTAAGTCATTATACAAATCAGGATGTTCTTCCTCTAAGTCTAGCTCTGGCTGATCATTACTTATATAAGTAGTGATGTTGTGACAGTATGCTTCCAAGTGTTCCGCTACTGCCTCAGCAAATACATCAGATACTATTGGCATGAAGTGGTAGTCTTCCTCTTCGTAGTGAACTACTGCGTATAGTATTTCGGGTAAGTCTTCATCAGTCATCTTCTTCTATCCTTTCTATTGTTATGTTGTCACTCAGTACGCCTGTCTGCCTATAGACTAGAGCATAATGATCAGCCCATAGAGCCATGTGTCTGTATATCTCATACGGATCACCTGAATCTATGAGTATGTTTGGTTCTTTCATTGTGATGTTATACTTAGGGATTATACTATTCCTTATCAAGTAATAATAGTTCGACTTCTTTGTAAGGTATGTGAAAGAATACTTCACCATCACGTATACCTGATAGTCTTTTCTTATTGTCTGCTTCTTTGACGTTACCTTCCTTCATTTGTGAGTCACTAACTTTCCATGCAGCTAGACCATCACGCCTAATGACAAAGAAACTTAAGATAGAGTCTTGCTCTCTTTCTTTTTGTAGTAACTTACTTTTACGATGAGGTATCCTCAACTCTCTCCAACGTGGGTTCCAGTTACCTTCGGTATTAAACTCTGAGCCTGCATACCATTGGTTCTTCATCTCTACCTCAGAGTAATAGATGATACCATCCTTCTCACTTTTTATATCAACACCATAGTTTTCTTTAGTGTCTACTATAGTATGACCTGTACTCTCTAAGTATTTAATAATAATATCCTTAGCTTTCTGATCGTTGGCGGCATATGATTTAGGTTGGAACTTTCTAGTCACTGAATTGGTTGTATGTGTAAACATTATGTATCCTTATTTGTTAAGTTATGTTTGTTTTATTTTTCGTTACTATAGGCATCTTATATAAACCAGTTTGGTATTTTTCTATTCCTATTCCACCTAGCAAAGCTACCTTTATCACGCTTGTAGAATGCACGATACGCATTGATAGGGTAGTCCTCGTCTGTCTTGAGATCATCGTGACCACTAAAGCATTGAGGGTGTGGTGTCAACTCACCTTCAGGTATGTATTTAAACCCATCTTGAATCTTATGTAGATGTTTACCTGCACCATGATACTTACCATAACGATGCGTATACTCTATTAACATTGCTTCATATAACTTAAACGCAAAGGCATAGTTAGTACGTGTCTCCATTGCCCATAGTGTACACGGATGCTTCTGATGTACTGGTTTGTACAACTCATTCTCTTCTGCATACTCTGGTGCATGATGCCACAGGCTAGTGCATAGCATCTGTGCTTCCTCTAGTGGCATCTTCACTACGTGTTGGTCACATAGTGACTGTGCTATAGCGTCAGGTTCGTGGTCTACTATAAATCTATTCAT